GTCCCAGCTGGCTGATGTCATTGACCGCCAGATGCTGGCTGAGGCAATCGGTGAGAGCGAAGGCCGCCCTACCGAGGATGAGTTTCTCTTCATGAGCAGCCCCCTTGGAGCCCCCGAGATCCAATCAGAACCGCCCGAGACAGTAGAAGACATTGTCCTACAAAAGGCAAGGGATGAAAAGGAACTAACACGTGGCTAAAGATTACCGAGATTTTGGGATCGGAACCTCAGCGAAGAGCGCCTCGGTTCCGCGACAAGACTTAATTCAGAAGTGGTGGACCGTCCCTACGGATGAGATGCCTGCTGCTATCGCCAGTAACGTCAGGTTCATTCAGGAGCACCAAGGCCAGCGGATGACCCAACAGCTCATCAGCACGCGCCTATACGGCAACCTATCGCTTATGGGGACCAATGGGCTCACCTACTCGAAGATGGCGAGCGTCGTAAACTCCCTCCGTGATAGGATCTCCTATAACGTGGTGAGCAGTTGTATTGACACGGTCACCAGCAAGATGGCTAAGAACAAGCCTAAGCCTCTCTTCCTCACCAGCGGTGGGGACTACAAGAAGCAGAGTAGAGCCAAGAAACTAAATAAGTTTATCGATGGCGTGTTCTATGCCAACAAGGCCCATGACTTGGGTGTAGAGATCTTCCGAGATGCTTGTATTGTCGGAGAGGGTGTGGTCCATGTATATCATGAAGATGGCAAAGTTAAGTACGAGCGGATTCTCTCTGGCGAACTACTTGTGGACGAACTTGAGGGCTTTTATGGCACTCCTCGTTCTCTTTACCGTAATAAGAACGTTGACCGTGGTGTGCTTAAAGCTATGTTCCCAGGGGCAGATAAAGCTATCTTGGAAGCCAATAGCAGCACTCCTGATGATCTTGCTTTTAGCCCTACTATCAGTGATGTAGTGCATGTGACCGAGAGCTGGCACCTTCCTTCTGGCAAGGACAAGAAGGATGGCATGCATGTCATCTCTCTGAACAAGAGCATCCTGTTTAAAGAACAGTATGACCATGACCACTTCCCCTTCGTCTTCTTCAGGTGGAACAAACGCCCCTGGGGCTACTGGGGTCAAGGTTTGGCTGAACAGATTCAAAACATCCAGCTTGAGATCAATAAGATCCTCTGGGTAATTCAACGCAGTATGCACCTACAGGGGAGCTTCAAGGTTCTTCTGGAGAATGGTAGCAAACTAGTAAAGGAACATTTCAACAATGACATTGGCGCTCTTATCATGTACAGCGGTGTTAAGCCTGAATATATTGTTCCTCCGATTGTTGCGCCGGAAGTATATAGTCATCTCCAAACGCTCAAGAATGCTGCTTATGAGCAAGCTGGAGTGTCCCAATTGTCGGCAAGTAGTAAAAAGCCGGATGGTCTCGACAGCGGGAAAGCTCTTCGGGAATATGATGACATTGAAAGCGAACGATTCACAGTGGTCGGCCAAGCCTACGAGAAGTTCTACCTAGACCTGGCGCACCTCACCATCCGAGTGGCTAAGGAATGCTATGAGGAGACTGGTGAGCTCAGCATCCAAGTCCCAGGAAAGAAGTTCATCGAGAGCATTGACTGGAAAGACGCGGAGTTAGACCACAATGACTATGTTATGAAGGTCTTTCCGGTAAGTTCCTTACCGGATGAACCAGCAGGTCGCCTTGCGACAATTCAGGAGTATGCCCAGGCTGGGTACATCAGCCCCCAGCAGGCTAAAAGACTCCTAGACTTCCCCGATCTCGAGGCTGAAGAGAACATGGCCAATGCTGGAGAAGACTATCTGCATGAAATCCTTGAGGATATGCAGGAAGAAGGCGAATACACAGCCCCTGAGCCTTACGATGACCTCCAATTAGCTCGTAAATTAGCCCTAGATTACTACTCCTATGGCAAGTGCCAGGGGCTCGAGGAAGAGAAACTTGAGTTATATCGCAGGTTTCTGGACCAAATCGACGTACTAACTGGGGCCAATGCGCCTCCGGCTGGCGTACTGGCGGGCGGAGGACAGCCCCAGGCTGCCCCACAACCCCCCCAACAGAGCGATCTTATACCCAATTCTCCTAACCCCGTAACCCCAGGAGCTCAATAATGAGCGATCAACACGCTTCTCAAGCAATTCCAGGCACTTCCGCCCCCGATCAGGCCGGTAAAGCACCTTCAGCCCTCCAAAGAGCCCTCAGTAAGCTAGGATGGGTCGGCGGTGAGCCCTCCGAAGCCGCACAAATCGCTTTAAACACCTCTACCTTGCCCCAGGATGCATCGGCAGGGGATAAGGGTACCCCTACCCCCACCCCAGAGGCTACCAAGGGCTCTGAGGGCATTATAACGCAAACGGAGGTCACTAATCAGCAGGCCTCTAAGCAGTTTGCAGCTCTTGCCAGGCAGGAAAAGGCCATTAGGGCTCTGGAAGCTCAGGTTAAGGCTGAAAAGGCCGCCATTGAGCAGGCTCGAGCAGCCCTTCCGACGTGGAAGCCAGAAGAGGTCACAGATTTTGAGCAATATCGAGCACTTAAAGGCTCTAAAAAGTATGACGAGGCCCTCCGCCACCTAGGCTTGACCTACGAAGAGCTTACGGAGTACCAACTCACGGGTAAACTGCCTGAAAAGGCCCCCGAGAGCGCCGCCAGCAAGGAACTGGCTGATTTTAAGGCTGAACTCCGCCAAAAGGAAGAAAACCAGCTTCGGGTGGCGCAGGAGGCTCAAAAGCAAGCCTATGACAAGGCTCTTGAGGACTTTCGCAAGGCTACCAATGAATTTATCTTGACAAATAAAGATAAGTATGAGTTAATAGACATTCATGCGGCCCAAGAGGTCGTCCTAGCCGTTATCGAAACCAACTACCAGCGATCAGTTGCAGCCGGACAACCCAGGGTCATGACCATTGCAGAAGCTGCTGACCTAGTTGAGGCTGATCTGCAAAAGCGTATAGAAGCCTCCCTCGCAAGCAAGAAACTCTCCGCAAAGGGCAAGTCGCCTGAAGCCCCGGCGACCTCATCGCAACCTACCAAAGAGCAGCAAGCTCGTACACTTACTAACGCAATGACCGCCAGCACGACACCCTCTACCCCTGCTCGTAATGAGAAGGATCGGGTAGCTCGAGCATTGGCAGCGTTAAGTAAAAAATAGAAAAGATAAATTCAAATGGCTTTCTTAGATTTAACAGCTATGAACGCCGCCTTGAAGGAACTGTATGATGGACAGGTCGTTGAAGACCTCGTTTACGCGGACAACCCTTTCTTGGCGATGCTCAAAAAGAACACCGATTTCGGTGGTAAGTATAAACCCATTCCGATCGTCACTGGCGTCTCCCAGGGTCGATCAGCTTCGTTCGCGAACGCGCAGACCAACCAGAGCGCAGTTCAGATCGAAAGCTTCTTCCTGACCCGATTGTCTGACTACTCGATCGCCACGATCGACAACCAGACGATGCTCGCTTCCGCGACGGACAAGATGTCCTTCTTGGAAGGTGCTAAGCTCGTGATTGATGGTGCGATTCGCTCTATCACTCTCTCGCTCAGCTCAAGCATTTTCCGCGACGGTACGGGAACGATTGGACAAATCAGCACGATTGCTTCTGGAGTTATCCAGTTAGCGGCAGTTTCTGACGTTGTGCAATTCGAAGTCAACCAAACTCTCGAAGCTCGGACTACGTCCGGTGGATCGACAGTTTCGGGCGATGCTCTCGGATATGTTGTTGCGGTTAACCGTAACAACGGCCAGATTACGGTTGCTCTCTCGATGGGCGGATCGCCTGCTACCCCGGCTAACTGGGTAGCGTCGAACTTCCTGAACGTCCAGGGTGACAGCAATGCGAAGATCTCCGGTCTCGCAGCTTGGCTCCCAGGCACAGACAGCACGGTCAACCTCGCGACTCCATTCTACGGTGTGACTCGTTCTGTGGACAGAACTCGTCTTGCTGGTGTCGTTTATGACGGCTCCACGCAGTCAATCGAAGAGGCTCTGATCGATGCTTCCTCGCTTCTCGCTCGAGAAGGTGGAAAGCCGAACGTTGCTATCATGAACTACCAGAGCTATGCAGCTTTGGAAAAGTCTCTTGGCAGCAAGGTTCAGTACATCGAAGCGAAGCCTGCGGATTCTGAATCCGCCAGTATCGCGTTTCGCGGCATCATGATCAACGGCGCTGCCAGCTTGATCAAGGTGTTCCCGGACCGTAACTGCCAACCTCAGACCTGCTACCTCCTGCAAATGGAGAGCTGGGCGCTTGAGTCGTTGGGCGATGCTCCTCAAATCCTTCGCTACGGCGATGGTCTTGAAATGCTTCGCGTTTACAACGCTGACGCCGGCGAAGTTCGTGTGGGCTACTACGCGAACCTCCGGACTAATGCTCCGGGTTGGAATGCGAACGTTAAGCTCAGTCAGTAATGTTTCTCTCCCCTCCTAGGTTTATAGTCTAGGGGGATGTCCCTCCTCAAAGACCTCTCGGGTGCCCAGGATGCTTAAAACACATCCGGTATAAAGGCATCCGAGAGGCCCTCCTTCTAAGTGGGGGCACTTAGAGACATAAGGAGGTAACCGCCCAGCCGAAAGGCAAAGGAAACATATGTCAAATAGATATAATAAACAGTTTTTAACCACACCGCACAATAGGGCTATTCTGCTCGATTGTAATTTTGTTGTGGACAGTACAAATGGCAATGGTCTTGGTATCCGCAGTCTTAAGAATGGTGGACGTGTTCAATCCGTTCAAATGCAAGACTTGTCGTATCCAGCCAATAGCCCAAACTTAGCCAGCTCCTCGACCTATGCGGTCTTGGCAGCATCAGCTGTCACCAACACAGGTAACTCTGTTGTTACCGGCAACTTAGGTCTTTATCCCGGAACTTCCGTTACAGGCTTTCCGCCTGCTACGGTCTCTGGTGCAGAGAACATTGCTAACTCCTTAGCCCAACAGGCTCAGGCAGATGCTCTCGCAGCTTATAACAACCTGAATGCACGAAGTGCCACTTCGATCACGGCTAACCTGGATGGTCAAACCTTGACTCCTGGTGTGTATACGGAAACCTCAGGTACGTTTAACCTCGCTACCTCAGGCAATGCTACCCTCACTCTCAATGGAGCTGGGTTGTATGTCTTTATCTGCTCTAGCACGTTGACTACCGGTGCAGGCGGAATTCCAACGATCGCGTTGACGGGCGGAGCGCTTGCTTCGAATGTTTATTGGGTGGTCCGAACTTCTGCTACGCTGAATGCGAGCGCAAGCGGAGCCTTCCAAGGTACTGTTCTTGCTCATACAAGCATCACGGTTGATGGCGGAAGCGTCGCGGGTCGGTTGTTCGCCAATACGGGTGCAATCACCTTCGCAGCGGCTGTTGCTGCTACCGTTCCTCCCCTTCCCTTGGTTGCCGGCAGCCCAGCTCCCGGTATCATCAAGGTTGATCTTCAAGATAACTATGCTCAGTACCGCTTCGGCAGTGCTGGGTGGGTTTCTCCAGTGTCGGGAACGGCTCTCAGCATCTCCAGCTCAAATGTACTCTCGGTCGGCAGCCCCTATATCATCGTCTCTCTAGGAAGCACTACGCAAGCCCAATGGCAAGCTATGGGACTTCCCGCAAAGATTAAGGCAGCGGTTGGTGTATCATTCCTAGCCAGTGCAACTGGTAGTGGAACGGGTAGTGGACAGGTCATGGCTCCGATTTCCTCAAACATCGACCATATGGAAGTGTTCGGGGATCCGAATCTCATGAACTCTCAGACGCCTAACCCCAACAGTGGACAAGAGTTCATCATTGGTTGTTTCCAAGATGGCGTGCTCACGGCTCCTTTGGATGGTACGGTTATTGCTCTGTTGTTCTACTTCAACGACAGCATTGCTAACTCTAACCAATTCTAAGGTCTAATATGTATACCGATCATAAAAAGGCAGCTGAGATGATTCTCGGCCCTTCCCAAAAGCAAGATAAGAGCGTGAGTGAAGAGGCCGATCCTCTTCATTCAGCAGCTCAAGAGATAATGGATGCTCACGAGTCCAAAGATCCGGCACGAGTCAAGGATGCTTATAAAAACTTCTTTGATATTCACCAAGGTGGACCCGGCGATGATACGCAGCAGCGTGGCGATCTAGATTAAGTGGCACAGAAAGGAGCCTAAATGTCAACTAGTATGACACTAGGCGAATTGCGGACAGCGGCGAGGCAGCGCGCCGATATGGTTAATAGCCAGTTTGTCACCGACAGCGAATTCAACTCGTACCTGAACCAATCCTACTTCGAACTCTATGATCTTCTTGTCCAAAAGTATGGGAATGATTACTACGTAGCCCCTCCCCTGCTTATCCCAACAGATGGCAGTAGCATGTTCTATCCTTTGCCGGATGGTACCAATTACTCTGCAGCCCCGGCTTTTTATAAGATCCTAGGTCTTGACCTTCAACTAAGTCCCGGTAGCCCGCCTTCTTACGTCACAGTGAAGCCTTTTGCTTTCATTGACCGTAACAGGTATGCAGTGCCTAACTTCCAGAGCTTCTACGGAATAACTAACCTCAGGTACCGCATCAAGGGAAACCAACTCTGGCTTACACCAATCCCGGCTGGAAATCAAGTACTACAATTGTGGTACGTTCCAACCCTCACTACGCTCGGGTTAGATAGTGATCAATGTCAAGGGGTTAGTGGATGGACTGAATACATCATCATCGATGCAGCCATTAAGGCCATGCAGAAGGAAGAGAGCGATGTTAGCGTGCTTATGTCACAGAAGCAGGCTATGATCCTCCGTATAGAGGCTGCAGCAGAAAACAGGGATGCAGGAAGCCCCTCTGCAGTCACAGATGCTCGCTGGAGCGATGGGTCCATGCCTACCGGCAATGGAAGTGGCTTCGGTGGGAGCTGGTAATTGTGAAAAGCTTGACAACAATTGGGAATAAATGTATACTAGGTTCTAGAGACCTATTAGATATAAAGCCCAAGCTAATGGAAAGCTCTTATAGCCAGAGCTAATGGGGAGCCTTCGAATCGGCTCCTGGGGAGCCTCTTCTCGGCTCCTTTAATACTGCCCTGGTTAAGTTAGTGCAAAGTGTCTAAAATCAACTACATTCAAACGCAAGATCGTGTAATCAATCAGATTCAGCAGAATGTGAAGAATGTGGTGGACCCCCTTTCAGCAAATCCAGTGCTGAATGGCCTAATCCTTACAAACCAGGTATTGGTGTCCGGAGATAATACTATTAATCACACTCTGGGCAGAACCCTTCAAGGTTGGACAATCGTTAGACAACGGTCTGCCGCAAGTCTCTATGACAAACAAGATAGCAATCCTACTCCTGCTCTTACCCTGGTTCTCAATGCTTCCGCTGGTGTTAGTGTGGATCTTTACGTTTTTTAAGGAATAACATGACCCCTTTCATGAACCTTCTTCTCCCAACCCCTACAGTGACGTTGGGACCGTTGTATGCATTCGAGAACAACGCAGCATTTACAACCATCGACTCTCATAATCATACCCCAGGCTTTGGGGCGCCCATTCCCGCCGCAGCTTTACTTATTAATGAAGATTTATCTATTCAGGGATTTAACCTAACTACTTCCAGAAGTTTGAGACTTCAAATACAAGGAAGTCCTTTAAGTCAACCTACCGACCTAGCATCTATATATAGCGTTGGTGGAGAACTTTTTTACAACGATGGAGTTGGCAATCAGGTACAGATCACTCTGGGCGGAGCAATTGATGTTTCCTCCAGCGGTAACATCTCGGGCATGGGAGCTACCACAGCCTCTGTTGCCTATACGAATGGCAATAAGACCTTTACTTTCAATCAGAATACCAATCAAAGAGCAATCCTGGATGTTGGTACCGTTATCATCCGAGATCCCGGTAGTGCGGGTGTAAATGGAATTAGTATCAAATCTCCGACTGGTTTGGCTGCTAGTTATAATCTAACTCTTCCTACGGCTCTATCGGCAAGTACTACCTTCTTGATGAGTGATAGTTCTGGACAATTGTCTTACTATACCGGCAACACTGTTGCAGTATCTAATACAAATGCAGCATCCAGCTTAGCCATTGTTAGAGGTTCTTTCTACTACAATGGAAGTTCTATGGTCATTTCCGGTGGAGAAGGATTTTCTGTTACAAGAACCCTTGCTGGTAACTATAATGTCACCTTTTCTTCAGTATTTGCAGATGCTCCTATAGTTACGTTTGCAGGCACCAATACTGGGGCTTCTCCTTATGTACTTTCTTTGTTGTCTAGCACACCTCCCACAACCTCTGGTTTCAAGGTATTAGCCTACACAACCACTTCTAGTAGTACTCTGGTTGAAGTTTCTGCCTCTCCCGGAATTAACTTTATAGCTATAGGACTAAAGGCCTAATGCCCCTGGCTAAACAAAATCTTACTTTATCCTTCTCGGAAGGAGTTGATACCAAGTCTGATCCTTATCAGGTTAAGGCAGGTAAACTTCTTGTGCTTGAGAATGGCATCTTAACGAGCACGTTAAGTATGTCTAAAAGATTTGGCTTCCAAGGACTTAACATTGGAGCTAAGCAGAATAACTTTGTAAGTACCTTTCAAAAGGAGCTCATTCAGGGCGATGGCTTTGAGATGCGCTCCCTTCTGGCCCTCAATGATACAGGAACTGTCAAAGGCATCATCACTAATATTCAACTTACGCTGAATAGTGTGGTGCGCAATACTTACATACAAACCACTCAGGATTGTGCCTATCATAGTTCTGGTATTGAAGTTTACACCTGGGAAGATTCTCGAGGCAGCTCGAGATATAGTGTAATCGATACGATCACTAGAGAACTCATTGTTAATGATGCTTCTTTGGGAGCAACTGTTGCGGAGCCTAAACCAATGGCCCTTGGTCAGTACATTGTAGTACTATACCGCAATACCTCCAATCATCATTTGCAATATGTTCCAATCTCTGTACTCAATCCCACAATTCTGGGTACAGCCGTTGACCTGGCTACCGATCTCAATACCACCCACGGCAACTTTGATGCAGTCTTTTATAAAACCCAACTTTATATAGCGTACAATAATTCTACATCTACTGGGAATGTAGCAGTATTGTCAATTAATAGCCTCCTTGCTTTAAGTAGCATTGCGGTAGTTTCTACCAATCATGCTTCGGTGGCTATCGGGATTTTTGGAACCCATACAGCAGCTCGGGATACACTTTGGGTAGTTTTCTATGATGGTACTAGTGTTTTCTGTGTTGTTCTTGATAGTAATCTCACAGTTATAACCGCTACCCGCATTGTAGAAACTATAGCCAATATAGTTCGCGTTACGGGATTTGATAACAATGGAGCAGCTTTCATCATGTATGAGAGTTCTGACTCTCATAGTTATTCTCATTTTATTCGTGGAAATGATTGTGATACAGGTGGTATTGGTACTCCCTTCCTTTTCCTTGGCAATGCTGCCTTGGGCGGCAAACCTATTTACAACGGCAAAGATCCCAGTACTTACTTTGATTTCCTACTGCCAGTAATCTTCAACAGCGTGGAGCAGCCCACTTACTTCTTAGTTGACGGTTCAGCCCGGACTCTGGCCAAATGGATACCTGATAACGGGGGCGGACTTCCCCTTAAGTATTGCCTTCCTGAAACAGCCCCTGGCGCGACTAATACGCAGTATTACGTTGCCAGCCTCCAGAAAGACTTGCTAACCACCATTAGCGGAGTTGTCTACACCCAAACTGGGGTCTCGAGCCTTCAGCTCGAGCTTTCTCCAACCCAAGCTCCACAAAAGGCTGAACTCGGCTTCAATACCCACATTGGTGGTGGCATACTCTTTGCCTACGATGGTGGCAGAGTTGTTGAGCACGGGTTTAACATCTTTCCTGAAAATGTTACTATATCCACAAGCACTTCTGGTGGTCTCCTCTCTGATGGTACTTATCAATATCAAGTAACCTACGAATGGATGGACAATCAGGGACAAATTCACCGTAGTGCACCCAGTCCAATTGTAACTCAAGTCACGAGCGGTGGAGGAACTTCTTCCAACACTCTGGTTATTCCTACCCTTACCTTGACCAATAAAGTTACCCCAATACGTATTGTAGTATACCGTGATCAGGTAAACTCCGCCCAACCGGCTGTGTTTTACCAGGTGACCTCAACTACTTCCCCGCTTCTCAATGACCTCTCTGTAGCTACTGTATCTTTTGTAGACACGCTTGCAGATAGTGCTATCATTGGCAATCCAGTGATCTATACCAATGGCGGAGTGCTTCCTAATGATCCAGCACCTGCCACCAATACAATGTGCCTCTTTGATGACAGGATCTTTTACATTCTTCAAGAAGATCCACAGAGCTTCGGCTTCTCTAAGCAGCTCATTGCAGGCTCCCCTGTTGAATTCTCCAACTTCCAGCAGCAACATTTAGACCAACGGGGAGGCAATACAGTAGCTCTTTGCCCGATGGATAATAACCTTATCTTCCTAAAGCAATACAACCTCATGTATATGCAAGGAAGTGGTCCGGATCAAACTGGAGCTAATAATGGATACTCTACCCCACAGATTATTGCGGTTGATGGTGGCTGTATTAGTAACAATAGTGTTGTTCTTACTCCTCAGGGGGTAATGTATCAGAGTGAAAAGGGTTTCTATCTTCTCGGAAGAAACTTAATGACTGAGTACATCGGCGCTGATGTTGAAGCCTACAATAAAAGCTTATGCTTGTCAGCTACCTTGGTACCCAATACAACTCAAGCCCGATTTATCATGGACTCTGGTATATGCCTAATGTGGGACTACTACTACCAACAATGGAGTGTATTTACCAATCACTATGGCAATGATGCTTGTGTTTGGCAAGGGCAGTACACCTATGGTAGGGATGATTTCGATCCGGGCAGCATCTACGTAGAAAATACGGGTTATACGGACAACGGAGCCTTCATCAAGCTTAGAGTTGTCACCAGCTGGCTGAGCCTAGCCCAACTACAGGGCTTCCAACGCATCTACCGATGCCTAATCCTTGGACACTACTTCTCTCCCAATCAACTCTTGTTCCAGGTAGCTTATGACTTTAACCCGGCTACCGTTCAACAGGATTATATTGATAATACTTCTCTTTTAGGAACTACTACTTATGGCTCTGATACTCATTATGGTGATTCTAGCCCTTATGGCGGAAATTATCCTCTCCTAGAATACCGGGTTGACATGGCACGTCAAAAGTGCACTAGCATCCAATTTAGCCTAGAAGATGTACAAGGAAGCAACTTCGGCGAAGGTATTAGTATATCGAGTCTCAGTGTAATGGCTGGTCAAAAGGTTGGCAGCAACAAGCTCCCAGCCTCAAGGAGCTTCGGTTGAAAATAGGACGAATGAGACGTGCTGTGCCTAGGGACTATAAGAGCATAGCTTCGTGGTATACAGCTAGGGGGCAGGAAGCCCCTCCAGAATACCCCCCAGTTTGCGTTATAATGCCCCAGGTTGCGTCCGGAGGGCTTATCCCTACCCAAGGGTCCATTTGCCTCATCGAAGGGCTTATAACCAATCCTAGAGCATCGAAACAGGTGCGATCTGATGGTTTGGATAAGATTATCAAGCATTTAACTGAATATGCTAAGAATATGGGCTTTAGCTACATAGTTGGGCTCACAAAAGTACCCCATGTTGTTTCTCTTTCAGAGAAACATGGTTTTAGCAAGATTGGCGATTATACTATGGTTTCTAAGCATTTAAGTACAAAGGAAAGTGCCTAATGGGCTTTATATCATCTTTAGTTGGAGCTAATAATAGCTATAATGCTACTGGGCTCTCTAACCTCCAGAATAATCAGGTAAATCTTAGCCCATCCTTTCAGCAAGCTTTAAACCAAGGCCCTGGGGTACAATATCAGCCCACAGGCTACTCCAATGCAGCTAATCAGCAGCAAATGCTGGCCGATCAGCTCACGAAGGCTTACCAAGGCCAAGGTCCCTCAGCAGCCCAATTGCAACTTCAGCAGGGCAATAACATGGCCTCTCAGCAGGCTGCAGGGCAGATTGCTTCCCAACGGGGTATGAATCCTGCTCTGCAGCAGAGGCTTATAGATCAGAGCCAAGCTCAAGCGATGGGCCAGAATGCTAACCAATCAGCACAGTTACGGGTGCAGGAACAGCAGAATGCCCTGGCCAATCTAAACCCACTCTTGGTTAATATGGGAGCTCAGGGCCAACAAAATGCTCTCAATGCAGCTAATGTGGGACTTGAGAACTATGGAGCTCAAACGGGCCGCATTGGGACCATTGGCGGGCTTCAGAATCAGCAGAATACCACGGCTGTACAGAATGCTCTTGGACCTCAAGGGATTAATGCCCAGGTAGCTCAAGGAAACCAAGCTGTTAATGCTGGTATTGCCGGAGGTCTTATCTCTAGCATGGGCTCTGCAGGCGGTGGTATGAGCAGCATGGGCGGTGGTGGGGGAGCTGGTATGTTTGGAGGCGGAATTGTCTCCCAGCATCAAAATCAGCAGATGGACCCCAACTGGACCTTTATGCAGGCTTTACAAGCCAACCCCCCTATGAACTACTTCGGTGGTGGTATTGTTTCTCAGCATAATAACCAGTACATGGATCCAAATTGGACCTTCATGCACGCACTGTTATCACAGCCTCCCATGAACTATTTCGGTGGCGGAATAGTGGCGGATAAAGAGAATCAACTCATGGATCCTGCTTGGTCTTTTGGTGCTAAGCTAAATGCTCACCCAGCTCTCCAGTATATGGCTGACGGGGGTATGGTGGGTGATCCTGAGCTGGGAGGAAGCATCCTCGGTGCAGACTTGTCAATGCCCACTACCAGTTTTCCCGATATAGGGCAACCAGGGGATCCTACTGGACCTTCTAATGTTCCTACTGCACAAAGCTTTGCTCCTCAAATGTTTAAACAGCAACAATTGCAGGCCACACCTGCTGAACAATCTGCTGCACAGAACAATAAACCCATTGTTGACACACAGAACCCCTATGGCGGTGGCTTTGGTATTGGCTCCGGTATCGGCAACTCTATTAAAGATATTGCTAAGATGTTTATGACGGGTGGAGGACAAGTACCCGGTTCTGCTCAAGTGTCAGGTGATAGTCCGAAGAATGATACTGTACCGGCTATGCTTAGCCCTGGTGAAGTGGTTGTACCACGAAGCGTAGCTTCAGATCCGGATGCGGCTAGGGACTTTATTGCCCATGTTAAAGGACTTAGCATTAGCAAAGATTCTAAGGCTGGTGAGAAGAGTCACTATGCTAAGGTCTTAGAAGAACATCAGAAGCTGAGAAGTCGCATTGAGGCTCTTGAACACTTTTGCATGGGTGGAAAGGCAGGTTACTAAGATGCCGCTACACAAAGGAAAGTCTAAGAAAGCCTTCTCAGCCAATGTGAAGGAACTCATGGATACGGGACGCCCTCAAGATCAAGCATTAGCCATAGCTTATAAAGAAAAGGCTAAGAAAATGGCCTTTGGCGGCGAAGTAGAAAATGAGTATCATGTCACTGCAGAACATGAAGATCATTTTGTTGTCCGCAGAGGAAGTAAAGAATTCAAGGTAGCTAAGAATGGTTTAAGCCGAGATCATATTAGTAAAATCCAACGGATGGCTGATGGTGGTGAGGTAGAGGATACTACAGAAGCTCCTCCCGAAAATACTCAAACTGTTCCTTCTACTGAGGCATTCCCAGAGAACTTTCCAACAAGCCCCATTCCCCCAACCCCTCAAGATCAGTTGGCACCACAAAGTATGGGCTTGGCAGCTCAGTCTATGGTTCCTCAGCCGACCCCCGACGCTGCGGTACAGACAGACCAAGGGCAACCTTCAGCTAATAAGCCTCCTGATACTACTTTTGCTGATCCAATGGAGTCCTATAAGAAGGCCTACACCCTTGAACATCAAGGCAATGTGGCGGCTTTGCAGGGCAATCAGATCCAAGCTCAGAATGATCTACAGGCTGCCAATAACCTCATTGAAGGTCAACAGAACTCCTATCAAGAGTATCAAAACCGCGTAGCTCCGATCATGCAGAACCTAGATCGGGTTACTCAACAGGCAGCGAATCAGAAACTAGACTACGGTCGGGTGTGGAGCAATATGTCCACCGGCAATAAGATTCTAGCCGGGATTAGTATCATGCTTGGCGGTATTGGTCAAGGACTTCTTAAGTCTAACCATAACGCAGCACTTGATGTAATCAACCAAGCCATTGACAGAGATGTGCAGCAGCAAAAAGCTCAAATGGATCAGAAGAATAACCTCTACCGCATGTACCAATCTCAGGTACATAATGAGCAAGAAGCTGAACAGCTCACCAAGGCTCATCTTACCTCTGTGTTTCAAGGCCAACTAGCCCGTGCAGCGGCGATGAGCAATGATCCTAAAGCAATGGCAGCTTATAAGATGGCGGAAGCCCAGATCAATCAGCAACAGGGTAACACCGCAATGCAGATTGCCCAATTCGGCATCCAACGTCACATTGCCACCCAACAGTTTGGCCCTGAGCTCTTACCCTTTATGGGTAAAGAGTCCGATACTGCTGTTAGGCTTCCCAATGGCAACTATGGAAAAGCTACTAGCAAAGAAGGTGCCAAAGAAGCCAATACGGCAATTGGCTCTTACCAACCTTTATTGAAGTCTCTGGATACTCTAGAGAATCTTCCTAAAATGACGGCAGGAATGCCTTACACCCAAGCTTCTCAATTGGCAGCTCAAGCGCAGGCAGAAGCCTCTAGCCAAATTGCTAAGATGAAAGATGTACAGTTTAGTTCCCGTACTGCAGAATTGCTTAAGAACATGGTGGGCGGAGATCCTAAATCTTACCTAACCGGCGCCATCCGGCCTATGGTCCAACAAGCCAGACAGTCTGCTCAAGGAGATCTTGAGAGCAAACTGCAAAGTCTTGTTCCAGCCTTTAAACCTTCCTACAAGCCTTCGAGCTTTAAGAGATAATGCCAACCCTTATTAACAATAAGACCCAAGCTCTTGAGGACATTCCTCAGGATCAGCTTCAAGATACTTTCTTGAACGGTACCCATTCTTTCCAATCTGGACAGACAGTGCCGATCAAGAATGAATTTGGACAATTGGGACAGATTGCACCGCAGGAAGTGCACCAAGCCATCACCCAAGGTGGTTATAAACTTCCCTCCCAAGCTGAACTTACAGAAGCCTCCAATGAAGCTAAGTACGGAGACACCGCTTCTGGTCTACGTGCTGCCGAAGAGGCAGCGATTGGTACAGCTACCTTTGGCCTGGGCCGGGAAGCTTTAAATAAGCTTGGCCTTTCTACTCCCGAAGGACAAGCACAGCGAGCAGCCCGCAATCCAGTAGCTTCCACTTTAGGCGGAATAGCCGGCATTGCTGCTCCACTGGCCCTTGGAGACCTAGCTGCTCCTCTCGCAGGAGCCGATGCACTTAACCCCGTTGTAGGCATTGCTAAGGTAAGCCAAGGGGCTGCAAAGGCAGCTGAAGGTGTACTAGGACGTGCTGGAGCAGCAGCTCTCGGTAGCGCAGTTGAGGGAGCTGCTTACGGCGCAGGCAATGTGCTCAATGAGCATGCTTTAGGTTCTCCGAACCTAAATGCACAGAGTATCCTTAGCCAGGTTGGCATGACCAGCTTGCTTATGGGAACTCTGGGCGGAGCTGGAGTACTAGCCAAACCTTACTTACCTGAAATCCTTGGCGGAGCTAGCAAATCTGTTAGTAATCTAGCCGAATCTGCAGCAGGCATCCCTGAAGGTTTGAGTAAGACAGAAGATCTTTTAAGTTCCGGGATGTCCTCAGCCTCTGGTGTACCTAAAGAGAATATCGATGCTCTCATTCGAGATCGTCATATTATGGCTCAAACCCCTGAAGCCAAAGCTGCAGTGGCAAGTGAATTTGCAGATTCACTCGCTGAAACTAAGCAGACTATTGACAAGGCCTTAAAGGTTGCCAATAAAGAAGTGCGAGGGGCAGAGACAGAGAAGCTTCTTGTTGGTACCGATCCTTCCCGCATCTACGAAGAGGGAACTGCTAACCTAGCACAAGTAGATAATGCAGTCCGAACTATGAGGTCCGAGCCCGATCTCTATAGCCCTAGACTTGCTAGGGAGACTGAATTAGTCCGAGATGGTCTCCAGAAGCGTATTGCGGAAGCTCAATCCCCGCACGATATCTTTGAAGCTCTCAATACTGCCAAACAGACTCTTGATGAGAATATGCCCTATGGCAAGATGATCGCCGAAGGTGACAGAAAGTCCATTCAAGTCCTTACAGACTTGAGAGGTCAACTCCGCACCTCACTCGAGAATCCAGAAGTCTTCGGAGAAGCCGGCAGCCGCCAAGCAGCCTTTAACAATGCCCAACATGAATATTTACAGGCAGATAAGGCCTTAGCAAAGGCTCTTGGGGAGAAAGTTCCCAATAAGGGTGCTGGAATGACTTGGCAGCCCAAAGCTACCAAGATGAATACCTATCTTAATCAGATCTCCGACCCGCGAGGGGTTGGAAAGTCCGAGGCTTTAGAGAACTGGTTTAATGCCTCTAAGAACCTCACCGATCAAATGGAAGCTTCCTACAAGGCTCTCCCCGAGAAGCAGTTTGATCGACAAGCAGTAGACAGTGTTCTGTCCAAAGCACAGAGCGCACAAGCAGCCGCCCAAAAGCAAGCTGCTGTAGAAGCTAACCGTAAGATGATCCAGAACATCACCGGACAACAATCAGGTTTACCGGGAGCTGGCCTCCTTGGCTTTGCTACCGGGCATCCTATTGTTGGTGCTGCTCTTGGCGCCGCCAAGGCGCTAAGAAATCCTGTACAGACTGTACAGACTTTGGCTAATATCGAGAGGCTCCTGGGCAGAACTCAGACTGTCATAAAGTCAGGCATAGCCGGTATTGTGAAGCATGAAGGAGCGGAAGCTACTGCCTCTCTTGAGAAAGAGCTTGGGGACAACGTCCTCAGCATGAAGAATTATAAGAAGAGAATTGAGATGATCAAGGAAGCTGCTGCAAACCCAGAGGCTCTTGCTGGCCGCATCGGAGATGCTACTAGCCATCTAGCCCCACACGCACCGGACACAGTCAGTGCCATGGGCATCGCCGCAAGTGCGGCGGTCGCCTTCCTTGCAAGCAAGTTGCCACAAACACCGGATCCTGGTCCCTATGGTCATGAATGGGAACCAAGCAGCACTGAGATTGCCAAGTTTAATAGGTATTATCAGGGGGTTCAGAATCCTCTAAGCATTCTGAAGGATGCACAGAATGGCTCCCTTAGCCCTGAAACTCTAGAGGCTGCAGCTGCAGTGCATCCAGAACTTTATACCCACATTCAAACCCAACTCATGCAGAAGTCAGCCCAAAAGGGTGTAACACTTCCGTACCAGAGCAAGATGATGATTAGCATGATTCTTGGACAGAATGTGGTACCAAGCCTCTCACGGGGCTCAGTGCAAGCGAATCAGGCTTTACTACAGCCTACAATGCCTGCCCAGATCCCTGGTCAGCAAGGACCAAAGTCTTCCCGAGGGCCTCACACCCTCAAGAACCTAAACGTCTCTGGTAGGTATAACCTGCCGATGACACAATCAATCCTAAGGATAAAATAACATGCCTAAAGGCTTTAAAAACGTAAGTAGCTTGCTTCTTAATGGAGACATGTCTCAGGCCACGCTTGAGAGCAAACATGTTGATATTAGCTGCATGGATAACATTGGACTACAAATTGTCTGGACAGGTACCCCCACAGGTACACTTGAATGTGATGTATCCCTCGATCAGGTTAGCTGGATACCACTCACCTTCAATCCAGCCATTAACCAACCTGCTGGAGCTTCGGGTACGCTATACTTGGATCTAAACCAGCTTAGCGCTATGTGGCTCCGCGTAGTGTATACGCGGGTGTCCGGTTCTGGTACTTTGAATGTGCAAGAGGCTTCTAAAAGCGTCTAATTCTAGGTGATTCTGTGACTTACCAATACATACGATACCCAGGGGCCTCTGGGGGTTCTAGTGGAATTATTACTAGCATTAATGGTAATAATACCCCAGCCCAACTGATTGTAGCCGGCTCTGGTATCAATGTATCCAGCAGTGGTGGTACTACTACGATCAGTAATACCGAAGCTGGGGGTAGTGTTACCTCGGTCTCTGTAGTAACTGCCAATGGCTTAGCCGGTACTGTAGCAAATCCTTCTACAACCCCAGCTATAACCCTCTCTACCACAGTTACTGGCATATTGCAGGGCAATGGTACAACCATATCGGCTGCCACCACAGGAAATCTTACAGATGCCGGAACAGATGGTATAACAGTTACTGGAGGGACAGGGGCCGTGCTGGGTTCTGGCACAAGCCTCTCTCAACACGTAGCTGATACTACCCACAATGGTTATCTATCCAGCACTGATTGGAATACTTTCAATGGAAAGCAGGCTTCCGGCAGCTACCTAACAGCCCTCACTGGGGATGTTACAGCATCTGGCCCTGGAAGTGCAGCAGCTACTGTTAAAGCCAATCTAAAGACTAGAAGTATATCGGTGGCTTTCGACGGCGGGGGAGCCCCCCTCACAGCCGGTAAGATCATCTACCTAGCCAATGTGCCTTATAGCGGAACAATCACAGGTGTACAGATGTTAGCCGATGTGAGCGGCTCTGCGGTTGTAGACATTTGGGAGACTACCTACGCAGGCGGACCGCCCACGGTAGCCAATACTATTGTGGACAGCTTCCCCCCAACCCTCTCCAGTGCCCAGAAGTCCCAGGACACTACCCTCACCAATTGGACTACAAGCATCACTGCCGGAAACATGATGGCCTTTAAGCTAAATAGCAATAGTACTATAACATTCCTAAGTTTAGTACTTACCGTGAGTGCAAGCTAATGCAAGTTACTCTTCAAATTACTCAGCAAGGCGATAGCATCCAAGTAACAGATACCCTTACAGGGCAAGGTCTCCTTTGGCCTTCTTCTGATACGATGCTCTCAGAGTGTACAATAGAAGATTCTCAACTAAGAGATATCATCTTAAAGCTAGCCATGGGCGCTCATAGTATAGCCGATTTAAATGGTAAGACCGTAACCCTAAGCTTGGAGATAAGCTAATGTCACTGTCTTACAACTGTTTATTTCAGACCATGCTACAAATTGCTAGCTACG